CCAATAATTCAGATTCCACCAGGAATCTGGCCATTGTAGCCACTCACGTGACGCAATGGGCACGTTCACATGCTGCTCAACACATGATTTCCATGGGTTGAACCTCGTCCTAATGCCGCTTTGGTAAATGTCCCTACAAGGGTCATTCGTCAAGAGACAGAAGGGACGTTCCAAGTCGTTGGCTGTGAAGCCAACGCGAGGATAGCGTGCCTGAACAACAGCACGAACATATGAGGCAGACCGTCTTAAGCCTGAACGCCATAGCGAGTTATGGAGCGCACACCCTTTTAATAGGGATAGCGACCCATTCAAACTATTGCGTAACCGGATAGGCGTGATACAGGTGCCGTTAAAGGCATCCATACCACAGCTTTCGCGGAACAGGCCTCGACTGAATGACTTCTGACGGTTCACTTTGAGGTTGTGAATCTCAAGGGCACGAACTACAGCATCATAATACTCGTGTTTGACGGCGATATCGTCGCCAAAAACGCGTACTTTTGATGCATACCTACGCAATGTCTCATTGTCAGGCACTGCGGTGACGTTCCATCCATCCTGCACAAGAAGTGCAGACATAGATAGGACAGCAACTATCCATGTTAACACGGAAAACGTTTTACCGTCTCCCATAGGTGCAAACATAGACAATCGATGCCTACTCCCGTCAGGGAGGAGGACATACGATGGTCGACTACGGGCAAGATTAAGATAATCTTCCCGATGGAATAACCATCTGACTAGCGACAGCGGGATGCGATCGGACGCGTCGGATAAATCCAACGTGTCCCACATCCTAGTATAGGACCCAATATAAGCCAACTCCTGCGAAGGAGTCTGACTCTTATCGTCCCAACAGATACCGAACCATGTTTCCTTTGCTATCTTACGGAAGTAAGTGTCTTGTGCTTTTTGCACAAACATCACTTCTTTAGGAGAGACAAAGACACCCCTAGGCCCTTTCCAGTCCTTTGGGACCAGTGAGAGCCGAGAGGTGACATGACGCGGGCCTTTGTCGATAGTTGAACGCGTAGCATAATCCGAAACATAACCTAAGTTGGCAAGGAAAAATTCCTCGTCATAGCTATGTCGCAGATCCGACGGGATCGAGTTAAACTCGTTTTTGTCGGCTAAACGCTCACCGCCGAAGACAGCGCCAGGTCCGTGTCGTCCAAGGCCAGCAATTTCTTGCTGGCGGAACGAATACGAACTTAGCGTTTTCCTCGTAATAGCTCGAGCAAGGCGACTGACAGGATGTTTCCTATCAACCGACCAAGTCTTGCAAGAATCTTCGTTAGCGAAGAAACGGCAGAGATATTCTTTTTCATCTTTTGTCGTAGTTTCGTGAGTACGGACTTTGAGCATGAAGCAGAGCGCTTGATACCAACGGTACACAAAATGTG